GCCAGACCGCATCGGCGTCTACGGCCCCGACCCCCATCAGCGCGATGTTGAGGGCCGCCGCCTCGCCGTTGATCGCGAGCTCGATGTCGTCGATCCCGTCGGCCAAGGTGCAGCCCCGCCACACATTGCCGTCCGAATCGACGAACGGCCCCGCGCCGTCCCACAGCCGCGACACCGCCTCGGTCGGCCAGTCGAACTGGCATAGGATACGAAGTGACCTGGTCATTCGAGCAAGCGCCTTCCGAATGGCTCACCGCATCGGGGAGACAGCGATGGAACGGTTTTTGTTGAAGGTCGGCCTGTTGGCCTTGCTGGCTGGCTGCGACGCCGGGGCGAAAATCACCGGCACTACAAGCGATGGAGAGACGTTTACGGGAACCGCTGTAGCGACCGGCTACTGGGACGCGAGCGGCATCGTGAACCGGCCGCGACCGTAGGCCAACCGCCCACACCCCTCCACCGAACACGCCGCCATCACGGCCCCCAGCTCTCGATGGGCTCCTCGTCGCCATCCGGCTCTTCGTCCGCGTCAGGCTCGGCCTCGTCGGGCTCGGCGTCGGTGTCTTCCTCCCCGTCCGAGTCCCCTTCGCATTCCTCGATCTCCGATTCGAAGAGTTCGAGATTGTGCAGCACCCAGCGCGGGCACGGCACCAGCAGCCAACCAACGTTGGGCTCGGCGTGCCAGTCCTGGGGCGCCGGCAGGTCGATCCGGCCGGCATGGTCCGCGATGTAGCGGATCAGGGTGCGTTCGAGCGGCGTCAGGGCGCCGGGCTTGATGACGGCCCGCGCCCGGGCAATCGCGCCCCGGGGCTTGGGGCAGAGCAGCGCGCGCTGGATGCGCGCGGGTGTCCAGCGAACGGCGTTCGCTTTCACGGTCGACATGGTGCGCTCCTACGATGGCTTTTCAGGCCACACCGGCGAACGGCGCCGGCAACCGGGAGCTGAAAACCTGTCGTAGGGCAGGCCCGCTTCTTCCCCTTTCGGGTCTTGTATCCGCGGACTCCCGGCCATAATCGGGCGCAAAAATACCGGCAACTTTCGGGACCGGTATCCGCCTACAACGCTGTTTTCAGCAGCCCGCGCACGATGCGGGCGGCGATATTACTTGTCAAGACGCTGCTGCGTCAGACCACACGTCAGCCGCCTCGACGAAGGCCACGTCGCGCCGATCGACACCACCCCGGCTGAAGTTCACGTCCATCTCGCGGTCGCTGGCCAGTCTCACCAGGCAGGTCGGCAGGCCGAACTCGAGGGCGGCGCCGGCCGGTATGGGCGCGCGGATCGCCGGGCTGATCGGCACCGTCCAGTCGCTGCCGGCGATCAGGGTCGGCAGGCCGGTCCGGTACATCGCGTGCTGGTAGCTGAAGCGAACGCCAGCCAGATCCTCGATCCCGTAGCCGATGCGCAGAGTAACGGAAGTCGCGCCGATCGCGGCGGCACTCACCAGGGAAACGCCGATCGGCGGCTGGCCATACTGGCTGCCGTCGCTGTGCGACGTGCCGTCGGAATGCGACGTCAGCAGCAGGCCGTTGACCGTGCCGGCGGGCCAGGGCGCGGAGTCGAACGATCGGACCGGGACGGCCAGCTTTCCCGCCATGCCGCCGCAATGCTCGGCGACGGCGTTCCACAGGCGTCGCTCGGCCGCCGTCGAGAGAAGCACCCCGCGAAAGACGATCGACCACCAGCCGCGATCGGTGCGGGTGACACGCTGCAGGCCGCCCAAGGTGGTGCCGCCGGAGCGCGAGAAGGCGACGACGTCGGCCTGGACCTCGAGCGGTTTCAGGACCGACGCGGGCCAGAGAAGGACATCAGTCACGCCACTCGCCTCCGCGTTGCGCCTGGTGACGCGCCATCACGGCGGGCGCCTGCTCGCCGGCCTTCTTCACTGACGTCCTGACGATGCCAGGGGTTGCCCTGTTGACGACCCGCACCGCCGCGCCCTCCGCCTTCGCGGTGACGAACTCCTCGTTGGCGTAGACATGCACGACGACGGGTTGGGCGTCGCGCCCACTGTTCACGCGCGCCCACTGGTCGCGGTTGAAGATCTGGCCGGGGCGGCCGTCGATGCGGACCTCGGGGCCGTTCTCGCCCACGATGTAGGGCGAGCCGACGGGCGGGATGCCGCCGGTCGCGAAGGTCGGGAAGAAGTTGAAGGCGCCCATGATGCCGTCGAACAGGCCGGACGAAGTGCCGCTCGACCCGCCGCCGAACAGGTTCAGGATGCCGCCGCCCATGCCGCCACCCATGCCACCGCCACCACCGCCACCCATGCCGAAGGCACTGGCGAACAGGTTCTGGGCGGCCATCTCGATCAGCTTGTCGGCGATGCGGCCGAGCGCCGTGACGGCGGAATCGCCGAGGCTCTTCCAGAGATCCTTGCCCTCGCGCAGCCCCTGGTTGACGCCGGAGAAGACAGAGCCGAATTCCTGCGCCGTGTACTTGCCCAGTTCGAAAGCCGAGTTGGCCTTCTGCATCTCCGCACCATACTGCTCGACCCCGGCCATGAAGCCGTCGAACCCACCCGCCGCGCCACGGGCCGCGCGGGCCTGCTCGTCGGCGGCCTCCTTCGTGGCCTTCAGCGCGCGCTCGTAGGTCCCGGCGTCGATCGCGCCGGCGGCCAGCATCGCGTTGAGATCGGCCGTGGCGCGCGCCGCGGCGCGGCTGCCATCGCCGAACTGGCCGGTCACCCGCTCGGCCTCGGTCAGGATCCGCTTGCGCTCGTCGAGGCGCGCGTTGAGCTGCGCGACCGACGTGGCCTCCTGGATCAGCTGCTGCGCCAGTGGCGAATTGGGCGGCACGTCCTTCAGGACGCTGGCAATCTTCTGGTCGAGCTTGACCTGGGCGTCTAGCCGCTTGTCGACCTCGGCCACCGTCTCCAGCCCGCGCACGTCGAAGGCGGCCAAAGCCTTTTCCAGCGCCGCGCGCTCGACCTGCAGGTCCTTCAGGCGCTCGTCCAGTTTGGCGCCGGCGGCGGCCGCGTTCTTGCCGGTCGGCTGCCGGCCCGGCAGCCCGAAATCCCTGAAGGTGACCGGCGGCGGCTCGAGCGGCAGGCCGAGCTGCCGGTTCAGCCTGCTCTCCTGCGCGCCGCGCAGATAGTCCGCCTCGTCCGCCTTCGCCTTGTCGAGCAGGGCCTTCTTCTCGGCCAGCTGCTGCTTCATCGTCTCGACGCCGCCGCGCATGAACAGCGGCGGGTTGGCGATCTTGCCCTCGAGGCTCGCGATGTCGGATTCGAGCTGCTTGATGTTGATGCCGCGCACCGTCGTGCCGACGGCGAGCCCGAAGTTGCGGGCCCAGTCCGTCACCAGCTTGTAGGCGTCCGCGATCTGGCGCAGCGTCCATTCCAGCGCGCTGAGGCCGCCCAGCGCCAGCGGCGCGCCCACCGTGGCCTGGAACACCGTCATCTGCTGGTTCACGACCTTCAGCCGGTCGTCGACCTTGTCCCAGGCGGCGATGACGTCGACGCCCATGATGGCGGCCATCTCGCGGGCTTCGGCCGTGAGCTTCGCCTGCCCGCCCGCAAAGGCTTCCAGCATGGTGACCATGCGGGCGCCGGAGCGGCCGAACAGCTCCATCATCAGCGCGTCGCGTTCGCTCTGGTTGCCGATCTCGAGCAGGCCGCGCGCCACTTCCGGCAGGATGTCGGACGTCCGCCGCAGGTTGCCGTTATTGTCGAGCAGCTTGACGCCCAGCTTCTCGAAGCGGGCGATCGCATCGTCGCTGCCGCCGTTGGCCTCGCCCATCGACTTGGTGAGCCGCATCATCGCGGTGTCGAGCTGCGCGGCCTCGACGCCGTTCTGCGCCGCGGCCAGGCGGTAGGCCTGCAGGGCGTCGGTGGTGAGGCCGATCTGCTCGGCCTGCTCGCCGAGGTTGGCCGCCTCCATGCCGGCATTCCACACACGCTGCGCCACCGCGGCGGCGGAAAGCGCGGCGGCGACGGGCGCCAGTGCCCGGGTGACGAACGCAAAGCCGGCGCTGACCCCGGCCGAGGCGGCACGCTGCGTCACCTCCATCGCCTTCAGGCGGCGGTCGACGGTCGCGAAGGCCTGGGCGGTCTTGTCGGCCGCGGTGATGTCGATCTGCCAGCGCGCGCCGGCAACACCGTCGAAAGGCATCGGTCAGGTGTCCTTTCGTTGGGCCAGCAGGTGCGTGTACGCGATCCAGCCGTTGAACTCCTCGACGGTCATGGCGAGGACGACGGACAGGGGTTGGTGCAGCCGATCCGCCAGCGCGTAGCGCGCGAAGGCGAGCGGATCGGCCTCTAGTTTTTTGCCTGGGTCTCGACGGACGGGCCGGTGATGGCCGTGACCAGCCGGCTGACATGCTCGCCGGCGACCTCGCGTGCCAGCACGTCCTTGTCGCTGCGCGAGAAGACGGCCGTGCCGGCCTCGTCGGTGCACTTCATCAGCAGGATCTCGGCGACGCGCCCGGCGCCACCCTCCGGCTCGCGCTCGTTGAGCAGCATGTTCTCCTCGACCGTGAGCGGCGAGATCCACACGTCGAAGCCCAGCAGGGTCTCCTTGCGGCGGCGCGACTTGAAGTCGGCCTTCAGGGCGTCGATCAGGGTGGGCTTGTCGGACACTGTTTTTGCTTCCTTCCCTTGTTACGACCGAGCGGGCTCCCGGGCTTGATTACAAGCCCTGCCGCCCGCCGGCGCTTGCACCATGGCGGCGCGGCGCTACGCGCCGACGACCGCCTTCGTGCAAGCGCCAGTCCCAGTGAACTGGATGGTCGCGGTGACGTGGTTGGCGCGTTCGTTGCCGAGCTCGACCGAGGTCACGATCACGTCGCCGTAGTAGTAGGTCTTCCCGTTGGCGTTGCCGTCCGGGTAGAGCTTGAGCGCGGCCTCGTCGCCCTCCTCGAGGCCCATCTGCCCGTTGGTGTCGGACGGGTCCCACCACACCGCCATCTGGCCCGACCAGCTCTTGGTCACGGGCGCGCTGCGGTTCCATTCGTCCTCGAGGGTCGAGCGGTCCGCCATTTCGGAATTGCGCGTGAAGCTGAAGGACTGGACCTCGGCGACGACGTTGCTGCCGACATAGACCTTGCCCGACTTGCCCTTGGTAACGGCCATGGCTCTCTCCTATTGCAGGTGCTGATCCGGCCGCAGGGCCGTGGTGTGGTACTCGAGTTGATATTCCAGGCGGGCGCGGCCGATCCGCGTCTCGCCCTCCGCGCGCGCATCGAGGACCGTGTCGGGCCCTTCGAGATCGTGCAGCAGCCCGCCCAGGGTCGGGTCGGCCTGCATCGCCTTTTCGACCAGAAGGCAGAAGCGGTCGGACTCGCCGTCGTCGTCGTCGACATCGGCATGGACGATGTCGATCTGCACGGTGAGCCGGCGCTGCAGCCGCACCTCGTCGCCCCGGCTGGTGACCGACTGCGCCGCCTCGCGCCGCGCATGCACCAGGATGTAGGGCAGCGACGCGGTCGGCAGCGGCGCGCTGCGGCCGGCCTTGACGGTGACGCCCGGCACGTCGGCGCGCAGGCGGTCGACGATGGCGAGGACGATCTGACGGCGGACGTGAAGCGTCATCGGGCACCCGTGTTCGTTCTGCGCTGCCGTGGTGGTGGCTCTGAGCGCGTCAGGCGCGCTTCAGATCGACGACCACGAACCCGGTCCCATCGGGCCGCAGGGCCTGGCAGCGGAACGCCTGGCTCTCGCCGTCGATCGCCACCGTGTCGTTCTCGGCCGCATCGCCCGGCAGGTCCGCCTCGAGGCAGAGCAGCGAGGCATCGCGATCGATGACCGTCACGTCGGCCAGGCCCTCGACCATCATCGACGGCCGGTCGAAGATCCCGAGGAAGGTCGTGCCCGCGCCCGCCCAGGTGACCGCCACGCCGAAGTCGGCGATGAAGGCCGCGCGGTCGTCGGCGGATTCGACGGTCATTGTCAGGCCGCCGAGGCTTGCGCCTCGATATAGGCTTGCGCGGTCGCGAATTGCGCCTTCAGGTCGGCGCTTGCTTCCCAGGTCGCGGTCCAGGCCAGCGCCATTCCCGCCGACTTGCCTTCCTCAAAGCCGGCCTTGTAGCCAGCCTCGTTCCCCTGCGCTTCGCCCGCCTTGAAGCCGGCGGCGTGACCAGCCTTGCGACCCTCTTCACGCGCCGCGGCAATGGCTGCTTTGGAATCGCCCTGCGGCCTACCCTTGTCTTTCGTCGCCGCTTTCGCCGTGCGATTCGCGGCCTCCAGCCTCTTCGCTTCGTCGATCATAGCCTGGATCTCGGCCGGCGTGGCCTCGGCGATCTGGTCGAGCTGCGTCTTGCCGAGGTCGGCGAGGCTTTCCAGCCCGATGATCTCGCCAGCCCGGAACTGCAGAACGGAAGCGGCGACATAGACGCCCATCGAACCCTCGACGGGCGTGAGGCGATGTGCGCGCGGCTCGGCCTGGTGGCGGCCGAGACCGATGCGACTGCCCTCGCCGATCTGCACGACACCGGAAACGACTTTGTAAGCCTTCATGGGATAATCCTCTGGTCATGAAACTCCCGGCCAGCGGCCTGTAACCAGGCCGCCGCTTGCCGGGAGTGCGAATGCGCGCGGATTAGCGCGCCGTGTGGCAGATCATCAGGTGAAGGTGGTCACCGTCGCCTTGTTCCAGAAGCCGTAGGCGAAGGCGCCCATCCACTCCACGCCGTGGCGATGCTTCTTTTCGTTGAACTCCAGCTCGGAGCCCTCGGCGATCGAGGCGACCTGCAGTTCCTGCTCGACCTGCTTGATGAAAGGCTTCATCGGCCCGTCGGTGCGGATCGTGTAGAACTTCGTGGCATCGGTCAGGCGGGCGTTGACCACCGGCTTGATGCTGAACTCCGACATCGCCGGGATCACGTTGGTGGCGCCGGCATCGAGCGTCGGCAGGCGGATCGCCGAGATGGCGGTGGGCATCAAGGTCGGCCCGACCATCACCTCGAACTCGGACGCCTCCTCGTTCGCCGGCTCGCCTTGATCGTCCTTGTAGGACATCAGCGCGGCGACCGACTGCATGACGGCGTCGCGGAACTCCGCGATGGTGGGCGTCGTGCCGGTCGCGGCCGCCCAGGTCAGCTTGTTGGACTGCCAACCGGAGTCGCCGTCCACATGGTCGGTATCGAAGAAGTACTGGCCGTCGTAGCAGACGTTCGATTCGCCATCGACCAGCAGCTGGGTCAGCTGCTTGGCCGGAAACGACTGGACGCGCTGCGCGAGCTGCGCGATGCGGAGGCGGATGGCGTCGCCGCTGGAGCCGCGACGCAGTTCGTTCAGATGAACCTCGAGGGTGGCCTCGTAGTCCTTGTTGTCGACGCGCCAGCTGTACTCGCGCAGCTGCTTGGCCTGACGCCCGCCGATCCATTCGCGCATGACCGGCACGCTGCCCAGCCAGGCATAGAGTTCCGACGCCTGGTTGCTGCCGATCGTCATGCCGTATCGGTCGGCCCACATGGCCGGGCCCATGGTGAGCGCGGTGTAGAGCGCCGAGTTCACCGCCCGGCCGGTCTGGAGAAGATTGGTAGACATTGAGAGGGCTCCATCTGAGGGAGGCGGACGTCACCGACGTTCGCAAGGCGCCTTGCCCAAGGGCGTATGGGCAACAGAGAAGAAGAAAAGGCCGGTGGCGAAC